GACACAAAAGTGGATCAGCGGAGGTGAGGTTCAAGTCGCACCGCAGGAGACTCAGATTACATCTTATATTGTCGGCGGCGTGAAGAAAGACGTATCAACAGAAACATTTAAAGGGATGACATTATAATGGGTTGGAGTTCAGGATCGAAGATTTTTGACGAAATTGCGGAAACCATTTTTAACATTGTAGACGATCCTGAAGATCGTAAACTACTCTATTCAATTATTCTCGGAATATTCGCGGACCATGACTGCGACACCTTAGACGAATGTGACAGCTCGGATCCGGTGTTGAAAGAAGTCTTCAAAGAAATGGGCTTGATTGAATTCGACGAAAACGACGAAGACGAAGAAGATGATTGGCCAGACGGTGGGCGTGAGATGTTTTGATATAAGTAGAGGGGTTAAAAGGATGCCTCTCTATGTCATGGATTTTCGAATCGCAGCCTGTAGATGAAACTGTTCTAGATGATTACGTCGGTTTCGTTTACTGCATTACTAACTTGATTGATAATAAGAAATACATCGGTAAGAAGCTTCTGAAGTTCAGAAGGAGTAAGATCGTCAAGGGTAAAAAGAAAAAAATCCTTGTCGAGTCAGACTGGAAGAAGTATTGGGGTTCTAACAAAACTCTCATAGCCGATGTTGAAGCTCTAGGCGAAGACAAGTTCTCCCGAGAGATTCTAATGTTTTGTAAGAGTAAAGGTGAATGTAATTACTGGGAAGCAAAATTCCAGTTTCAATGCTCAGTTCTCGAAACTGATAAGTATTATAACGATTTTATCATGTGCAAGATTCACAGATCACATGTAAAAAAGCTTGACTTCTCCCAGGAATCTAGTATAATAAGGTTACTGGGATAGCAGCAAAATAATAGAAAGAAGTAGTGTCATGAATATGAACATGAACGAAGTAATAGCCTATATCGAAACCTGCTCGCCAACATCGAAGATCTACATCGGATCAGATTCCGAAAGATTCAAGCTCAAGGGAAAGTGGTATGCTGATTATGCTACGGTCGTAGTTGTTCATATCGATGGCAAACACGGTTGTAGGATCTTTGGCGAAGTAACCAGAGAGCTAGATTACGATCGTAAGGTAAGTCGACCAGCACTTAGGTTGATGAACGAAGCATACAAGGTTCAGGAACTGTACTACAAACTCCAGGAAGCTATTGGAGACAGATTCTGCGAGCTTCACCTTGATATCAACCCCGATGAACGTTACGGCTCTTCATGCGTCGTTACTCAAGCAATCGGTTACATCATAGGTACTTGTAACATCGAGCCGAAGGTTAAGCCTTTTGCTTTTGCAGCTAGTATTGCTGCGGATCGTTACAAGGGTCTGGCGGCAGCATAAATACCAAATGCTTTCGCGACCGCATACTGCGGGAATGGGTTTAACCCGTTAATCAAAATTAGGAGATCAAACTTTGCTGAAGCGCACACTAGTCGCGCTTTTGAGTTTGAGCGTTTTACTATGCTGCATCTCTGGCGCAGCACAAAATAACAATATTGCACGTGAAAACATTTTGACGGAGGAACGTGTTGTCAGCCCACAAGCTGATACGATTGAAGCAACCCCTATGGTTGCAACAGTTGAAACTAATAACGCTCATATTCAAGAGGTAAGCGACAACAACGCTGCCGCCAAGGAACGACGCATCGTACGAAGGTACAACGCAAAAGCATCTTGGTATAGACATGGTAGAGTAACTGCCAATGGTGAACAATACAACCCTCTGGGTTTAACTGTCGCCCACCGCTCTCTACCATTCGGCACAATTGTAAGATTCACTAATCCCGATAATGGGCAGAGTGTAACAGTTAGAGTGAATGACAGAGGACCATATATAAGAGGTAGAGAGTTTGATCTTTCTCTTGGTTCTGCTAGAGCTCTCGGGTTCGAGCGTACCGGAATAATGGTTCTGCGAGTTGAGATAATGTAAACAGCGAGGATCGATATGACGAAAGACGAAAAGAAGACTCTAGAGGATCATAATTACTATTTGTTCCATCAAGATTTCACTAACGAAACTACTTCTAACGCGATCAAGTTCATCATCGAACGTAACTTGATGAAGACTGCACCGAAGTTCATGAAGATTATTTTCAACTCTCCTGGTGGCGAATTACCCGCAGCTTTCAGCCTGATTGATGTAATGAAAGGCTCTCGTATACCGATTTACACTTACGGTCTAGGAGAGATATCAAGCTGTGGGCTACTGGCGTTCATCGCTGGTAAAAAAGGTCATCGTTACATAACGGAAAACACAAGTATTCTTAGCCATCAGTTCTCCTCGATCTTCTGGGGAAAAGAACATGAGTTGATGGCTAGATCAAAAGAGATCCACAATATTTCCAGACGATTTATAGATCACTATATAAAGTGCACAGGGTTGAGTGAAAAAGAGGTCAGAAAGTATCTCTTACCTCCAGAAGACGTCTGGCTGAGTGCCCAAGAAGCTGTGAAATATGGAATCGCAGATGAAATTGTTGAATTTTATTAAGGAGAAGATTATGCCAAGACCCAAGGGTTCAAAGAACAAGACTACTGTTAATGAAGTTGTCGAGCCTGTAGAGTTCGATTACGAACGAGACGATGGAATGTTTGATAATTCGTATCAGAATACTGCGTATACAGTTGTAAGGAACGAGCAACCAGCCTGGACTTTATCGACTCAAGATGCTGCGCTGATGGTTCCTCCATCAGAACCGCTACCAAGCCCGATTCTAACATCTCAAGTTCAGCGGTCTGATGCTTTAATCGGACAACCGAAACTTTATCTTGTTGAAGGTGAAGTGCAGATGTCACCACGGGAGTTAGGTAGAGGTTCGGTTGTAGCAAAGCAGTTCCGTCTGGTTCAGGCTACCCACGAAACAGAAGCTGTTGACAAATATTCGAATTACTTTCGGAGTCTGAGCGACGGAGACGCTGTATATACTACTCTTCGCGCGGCTGCTATGGAAACAATCAGCTGATGTTCGTCGAGCTATATACGAAAGAAGATTGTCCATATTGTCAGAGGGCTAAGATTGCTCTATGGGACAAACAAATTCTTTACAGCGAACATAAACTTGGTAGACATTTCTCAAGAGAACAAATCCTAGAAAAGTTCCCGGAAGCTAAGTCTTTTCCAATAATAGTGCTTGACGGTATGTATATTGGGGGTTATACTCAGCTTAGGGAACATCTGAATTCTATAAATGATTCTCAGATTCAATTGAACGGTTAGGAGCTATATTATGTACCAGCGTGACACCTTGCTGAAGGATCTTCGTAGCCAAGTGCTTGAAGTTCATTTCACAAAGGCTAATGGAGAGAATCGCATCATGCGTTGCACTCTTCAGAAACATATGTTACCGGAGAGCTACCAGCGTAGTCTCGAAGAGCAAACTGAAGAGAAGACTTTCCATAAAGAAAATCCCGACGTTATCGCAGTTTGGGATCTGGGCGAGAACGGTTGGCGTTCTTTCCGAATTGATTCTGTTTTTTACTGCGAAGTCAAGGGTGCTTACTAGAAGGAATGAATGGAATGAGTGAACGTTACTGGGGTTATCACGCTATCGTGGATGCCGCTGGTTGTGACATCGAGAAGATGACCAGCTATGACAATATCTACAATTTCAATAAGCAGCTTGTCAATGATATTGACATGGTTGCGTATGGCGAACCACAGATTGTTAAATTCGGTACTGGTAACAAGGAAGGCTACAGCCTTGTTCAGCTGATTGAAACTAGCAATATCTGCGCGCATTTCGCTAATCAGGATCGAGAGATTTACCTCGATGTGTTCAGCTGTAAGACATTCGACGAACGTATCGTAGAAGATTTGATTGTGAAGTATTTTGACGCGAAGTCTCTACGTCGAGCTTTCCTGAAGCGTCAGGCTACTATGGAAACTAACTGATGGTAGTAGGATTCACTTGCGGCGCATTTGACCTACTACATCCCGGTCACGTTCATCTTTTGAATAGTGCCGCGAAACAATGTGACTATTTGGTTGTTGGGTTGCATACTGACCCAACTATTGATCGTCCGGAAAAGAACAAACCCGTGCAGTCTACTTTAGAAAGACACATTCAGCTAGGCGCTCTGAATGCTGTCAACGATATCTTTCCGTATGACACGGAGTTAGATCTAGTGAATTTTTTATCAACCGCGAATATCAATAAAAGATTCATAGGTTCAGATTACGCTTTCAGATCTTACACTGGTATGGAAATTTGTAGAGAACGAAACATAGAGATTATTTTGATTCCGAGATATCACACTTGGAGTAGTTCTGAATTGAGGAGAAGAATTAAAAATGGTTAGAGTTGTTACTGATTTCCCGATTGCTTACGAGAGTCATGATCACATCGTTCCTAATGGCACAAAACAAGATAATACTAAAAATGGCGCATATGTGAGAGAACTTATCCGTAGGTTTGGACCTGATATGCGTTACATGGATCTTGGTTGTGCTGGTGGTGGGTTTGTTTCTCAGTTCTTGAAGAATGATATTCTTGCTGTTGGTATCGAAGGTAGTGATTATGGCAGAAAGAATGAACATGGCGAATGGCCAAAGATTCCGAATAATCTGTTCACTGCTGATATCACCAAACCATTTGAAGTTCTAGACGACGAAGGTAATCGTATCGAGTTTGATGTTATTTCGGCATTCGATGTGCTTGAACACATTCATGAAGCCGACTTGGTTCAAGTACTTACAAACATCAATAATCACCTAAAGCAAGGTGGTATCTTTACTGTTGGTATTGCTACATTCCCAGATGAAGGATATCACGTTACACTAAAGGATGAACCTTGGTGGGATTCTTTACATAATGACCATGGTTTCACGCGAGTTGATCCGCTTGAAAACTTTGGTCGTATGACATCTATCAATGCGGTGTATCTGAAGAGATGAAACCTGTAGCTATAGTAACTGGGTCGTTTGGTTATATCGGCTCAGTTCTTACTAAATTCCTAAAAGAAAATGACTACTACGTTGTCGGAATTGACAACGACCCCGATGCGCTAAAATGTTGGATGACAAACAAGACAAGAACAAAGTATTGTGATGAGTTCCTTGGCGACTGTTTTTCCAGCGCTCCCGCGAGGCAAGTATTCAAAGATTATCCCGAAGCAACTGTCTTTCATCTTGCTGCGAGTAGCTTACTGGGACCTAGCGCGTATTTACCTCTTGAATACTTCGAGAACAACACATCTAAGACTCTCAAACTTCTACAAAATTTGAAGCCTACACATAAACTTATCTTTGCAAGCACAGCAGCGGTTTACGATGAAACTGATAAGGTTGTAACTGAAGCAAGTAGAATCAGCCCCCCGAACAACTATGGTCTTTCGAAGCTCTGGTGTGAGCAGATGATTGATGCTTGCTACGAAGTCAAAAAATTGAGAGTAGCTTCGTTTAGATTCTTCAACGTCATTGGTGCTTATGGCGACGTTGGGCAGCAACCAGATACTCCCCACATCATCAACAAACTTTGTGACAAAGCCATAATGGGCGATACACCGTTTGTTATTCATGGTGACGACTATGACACCAGAGATGGTACTTGTGTTCGAGACTACTTACATGTTGTCGATGTTTGTAGAGCTCTAATCCACGCTGATAAATACCTTAGCGACGACAAGGATCCTTGTTCCTTGAAGTTCAATCTAGGAACCGAAACAGGAACCTCCGTTCTAGATATCGTCGAGATGTTCAACAACCTTTGTAGGAAAGTTGAATACAGAGTCGGTGTTAGGAGAGTAGGCGATCCGCCGTTCCTAGTCGCAAATCCTAACAAATTTATAAGAACAACTGGGTTTCAATACCAGTATAAACACTATGACTTAGACATAATGATCAAATCTGCGTGGGAGTATCGTAATGGCGTTCGAGGAAAATGAAATCTCTACCAAGTCTTTTGGTGGAACTGAAATGGTTAAGCGCGCGATCGCCGCGCGTATGCCAGAGGGTCTAGCTGACGAGTTTCAGATTATCTGCTCTAGAGTTAGAAATATTGAGGAAGACAAGATTAGAGTGTATTGGTTGCACGATCTTCCCCAGGATCCAGAAACCAATCATCTAAAGGATACTGCCAGCCGAGACCGTTTTCATAAGATGGTCTTTTGTGGTCACTGGCAATACAATCAATACCTTAACACTTTGAGTATTCCGTCGAACGATAAGTGCGCAGTTATTGACACTCCGATTGAGCCAATTGAGTATAAGGAAAAGAGCAAGGATGAAGTCAGACTCATCTACACAAGCACTCCTCAAAGAGGATTGGCTCTTCTCGTACCAGTTTTCGTGGAGCTCGCGAAGCACAGAAAAAATATCCATCTCGACGTGTTTTCAAGTTTCTCAATCTACGGATGGGATGGAGCGGACGAACAATTCAAGGAATTATTTGAAACCTGTAAGAATCATCCACAGATCACTTATCATGGGTTCGCTCCTAACGAAGTAGTCAGAGAAGCTCAACAGAAGGCTCACATCTTTGCGTATCCTTCTATTTGGCAAGAATGTAATAGCCGAGCTCTTATTGAATCAATGAGTGCTGGCGCTCTTTGTCTGCACCCTAACCTTGCTGGTCTTTCTGATACTTCCGGTAATCTGACTTCAATGTATCAGTTCGAAGAAAATGCAAATGTTCATGCCAATAAGTTCTATCATCTTCTAGACCAAGCTATCAGCGTTGTTCATGAAGGAAGTACACAGAACTACCTACGTTATGTGAAGTCCTACGCCGACAATCGATTCAACATAAACAAGATCGCTCGTCAGTGGCAGGACATGCTTACTTCTCTAAAGGAACAGTATCCAGTCGGTTCCAGAGGCATCCCTAAGAAGATGTTCAAATATAGCACATGATAGTATCAACAACACCCCTCCGAGTTAGTTTCTTCGGAGGGGGATCAGATATTCCACAGTATTACAATCAATGTGTCACTAAAAATCCTGGGATGGTCATTTCGACTACCATCGATAAGAATATACAGATTGCTCTAAACAAGTGTCAAACTAATCACATTAGAGCTGTCTATTCAGAAATGGAAGTTGTTGACAAGGTTGAACAGTTAAGACACAATCGTATCAGAGAAG